GTGGCAGACAAGATCGGCGAGGTCGTCGTAGAGGTCGGCGCTGACGCGCGCGACTTCCGTGGCGACGCTGAGCGTGGCATCGAGAAGAGCCTCAAGAAGATCGGCAAGCGCATCGAGCGCGCGGCCGAGAAGTGGGCGCGCGAGATGCGCGACTCCGTCAAGGACGCGCTCGACGGGCTCGTGCTTCAGGTCAACGCCCGCATCGATCCGAAGGACCTGCGCCGCATCGAGACGGCGATCTCCCAGACCAAGGCCTCTCCCGACGTCGGCATCTCTAAGCGTGACCTGGAGGAGATCAAGCAGAAGCTCCGCCAGGCCGACTGGCGCACTCCGGTCCGGCCGGTCCTCGACGACAACGCCGTGGCGAAGCTTGGGCGTGAGCTCGACGAGATGAAGGCCGCCATCAAGGCCCGCGTGGACCTTGACGAGAAGTCCCGGCGCAAGGCCCTTGAGGCGATCCGCAAGACCGAGGCCGCCATCGACGCCAAGGTCGAGATCGACGGCAAGGACGTTGCCGAGATCAAGGAGCGTATCGCCAACATCAAGTCAGACGTACGCGTGGACGTCTCGCTGGAGAAGGCGGCCCAGCGCAAGCTCAAGGAGCAGATCGCCAAGATCGACGCCAAGATCAAGGCTGACGCCGAGCTGGACGACTCCTCTCGGAAGAAGATTCAGGAGGAGCTGCGGAAGCTCGGCGGCGACATCGAGGCCCACGCTCACCTGTCCGAGGCATCCAAGAAGAAGCTGAAGCACGAGCTCAACAAGCTCGACGGCAAGGCGACAGTGAATGCCGATCTGGACGACGGGAAGGCCCGATTCGACCTGGCCCGGCTGACCAAGAAGCCGTACTTCGTAGACATCCACGCCCGCCTCGCCAAGGCGTCGCTGGCGAAGGTGGCTGCGCAGCTCAAGGCCCTCGGCGGCGGGAACATCTTCTCCGGCCTGAAGAACTCGCTCAACGAGCTGTTCACGAATCTGGACACCTTCGCGGTCAAGGCAGCCGGGGCCGGAACCGCGATCCTCGGCCTGACCTCCATCGCCGGGGCCGGTATCGGCACAGTGGCCCAGTTCGGGGTGAGCATCGCTCACACCCTCCCCGCGCTGCTCGCGATGCCCGGCATCCTGGGCACGGCCGCGGCCGGGATCGGCATCTTCGCGGCCGCCATGGTCGACGCCTCCACGGTGCTCGAGGACCTAGGCCCAGCGTTCAGCGCCCTTCAGGACTCCATCTCAACGTCGTTCTGGGGCGAGGCTGAGGGGGCGGTGCGCTCCCTCATCGTCAACGGCCTGGACGCACTGACCCCGGCCATCTCAGACGTGGCCTCGGCCATGGGCTCCATGACGTCGGCCGTCGCGTCCGCCGCGCAGGACCACATTCCCGGCTTCCAGGCGTCGCTCGGCTACCTGGCCGAGGCCATGGACCTGGGCGGCGACGGTGCGGGGGCCTTCACCGACGCCCTGCTCACGCTGGGCGAGGTCGGCGCGAAGTACCTGCCGTCGATCGCGTCGTGGGCCAACGAGGTCGCCTACAGCTTCCAGAACTGGGTGCAGGCCAAGACCGCCTCCGGCGAGATGGATCAGGCCATCCAGGCCGCCGCCAAGACATTCGGGACCCTGAAGGACATCGTCTTCGACCTGGGCGGCATCCTGGGCGGGGTCTTCAAGGCCATGGCCTCCGGATCGGCCCCCATCGACTCCATCGCCAAGGCACTCGACAGCGCGAACAAGGCCGTGAACGGGCCGCTGTGGCAGGGCACCCTGTCCACTATCTTCAGCGCGATGGGGGACGCCGCCTCGCACGCCTTCGCCGGCGTGGGCTCGCTCGGGCAGGCATTCACCTCCCTGGCCCCGACGCTCTCGACGATCCTCCCCCTCGTGGGACAGATCATTGAGACCGGGCTCAAGGGCATCTCCGCCGCCCTCCAGGACCCCGCCTTCCAGGGCGGCCTGACGGCGTTCTTCCAGGGCGTCCTGACGGCCGTGCAGGCGCTCGCCCCGGCCATGCCAGCGCTCGGCCAGGCGTTCGGCGCCGTCGCTACCGTGGCCGGCTCGCTTCTCGCCGCCGTTGCTCCGCTGGTCGCTCAGCTGGTCGAGGGGCTGGCCCCTATCTTCCAGCAGCTGGTCCCGATCCTCGTCCCCGTCATCGAGCAGCTGGGAGCCGCGCTACTGCCGGTGATCCAAGCCCTGATCCCGGTGATCTCGGAGATCATCGCCCAGCTCGCCCCGATCATCTCCGAGTACCTGCCGCAGATTCTGCCGCCGATCGTCTCCCTGGTGCAGACTCTGGCCTCGGCCCTGATCCCGGCGATCCAGCTGGTGGGTCAGGTCATGCAGTGGCTCATGCCCCTGGTGATGGCGTCGTGGAACTCGATCATGTCTACCGTGACTGGTGCGATCCAGGTTATCAAGGGCATCATCGAGACCGTCCTCGCCGTCATTCAGGGCGACTGGTCAGGTGCCTGGAATGGCATCAAGACGATCGGTGAGGGTATCTGGAACCTCATCAAGGGGTCCTTTGGGGTCTTCGGCAACAGCATCATGTCGATGGCCTCCACGGCTTGGAACTCCGTGTGGAACACCATCAAGTCCGTCTGGAACTCGATCACCTCCACCGTCTCTAGTGCCATCAGCGGGGTTCGGAACCTCATCAGCAACGGCTGGTCGGCTGTCATGAGTATCTCGTCCTCCATGTGGAGCGGGATCGTGAGCGCAGTCTCCAGCCAGATCAGCAGCATGCTGAACACGGTTCGCACCATCCCCTCGAGCATCCGTAACGTATTCTCGGGAGCCGGGTCGTGGCTGTGGAACGCGGGTGTCAGCATCATCCAGGGTCTCCTGAACGGGATCACCTCCATGTTCTCCTCGGTGAGGAACAAGCTCTCCTCGCTGACCAGCATGCTGCCTTCCTGGAAGGGCCCCGCCCCCGTCGACAAGGTGCTGCTAACGCCGGCCGGTGAGCTCATCATGCAGGGCCTCATCAAGGGCCTGGAGAGTCAGTACGGGGCCGTGCGTTCCTCGCTCCAGGGCCTGACCGAGGACCTGTCCAAGCCCGCCACGATCGGGCTTAGCGCGAACGTGCAGCCGCTCCCGGCGCGCGCCTCGACCGGCCGGCCGAACCCGGCGCCCGAGTCCTCTGGGTCGTTTGATAAGGGACGCCAATCAGGCGCTACAATCAACATCACCAACAACTATCCGCAGGCCAAGCCGGACTCCAAGACGCGCGATGAGGTCGCCGAGGGGCTGCGACTGGCCGCGATCATCTGAGGAGGGTCACCCACCCATGGCCATCTACTCACTGGACGGCGCCGACCTGGACGATGAACGGCAGCGCTGGGTGCTCACCGAGGGGACGACGCTATCGACCCGCGGCGAGCCCTGGAGCACGTCCGTCAGCATTCCGGGGCGATTCGGAGTGCTCCCCATCGCTCCGACGGTCCTGAAGTCGGCCACCGTCGCCCTGAAGTTCACCGTGTTCTCCTGGGAAGACGGGCGGAACGGGAACCGCTGCAAGGGCGGCCTGGCCCGCCTGGAGCAGAACTATCAGGACCTCATGCGCCGCCTGTACGCCTTCGGACGGCTTCAAACCCTCCAGTACACGCCGGCCGGGCAGGCTGCCCGGGAGGCGCTGGTGCGCCCGTCGTCCTCCGTCGAGCCGGTCCTAGACCCGCACTCGGAGACGATCTCGTTCACGATCACCTACGAGATCGTCTCCGGCCTGTGGCGAGGCACCGTCGACATCGTGGACCACCTCCACGACATGTCGAAGTTCAACGGCTGCGTGATGCCGATTGCCGACGGGAAGCTCCTCCTGGAGCCGACTGCGCAGACCTGCACCGTCCGCGACAACGTCTCAGGTACCTCGTTCACCTTCACCGGCACCCTGAACGGCGGGGAGCGGCTGCTGGTCGACATCGCCCGCTACCGGGCCTGGAAGAACCCCTCCCAGTGGTGGGAGATTCAGCCGAACGCGCGCCCCGCCGACGGGGAGATTTCGATGAGCCCTGGAGGATTCCGGGCCACGCCGAACGCTGAGGGCAAGATTTCCATGACGCTGACCGGCACGGCCGGCCGCTTCCGCGGGAGGATGGCCTACTGATGCCTCGCGATCCTCAGTACGCGCGCGGCATGGCTATGCGCTACGTCGCCTACGAGCAGGCCGGAGCCCGCCTGGGCGTCCTCCCCGACGCCCTGGCCGGCACGTTCACCTGCCCCCGGCAGGCCACCCCCTCGCTCACCCTGTCCTACCCGAACGGGGACCAGGGCGTACGAGGCGAGCTTCTCGACTCGTCCGTGGAGATCGCCGTCGAGCTCTGCTACGACGGGCAGACCTGGCACGAGCCGTACAACGCGCGCTTCGTCAACCTGTCCTCGGAGTGGAACCTCGTGGACGACGGCACCGAGCACCGCAAGGCCGACCTCATCCACATCGGGCACCGGCTCGAGGGCGCTCTGGTGTGGAACGTCCCCCTGGCCGCCATGGACAAGGACGGGAAGTACAAGTTCACCTCCCGCAACGCGGGAGAGATTCTGCGCACCGTGTGGGACGCTGCCGTAAAGCGGGGATGGGGCGCTGGGCTGACCTTGGACGTCAGCACCTCGACGGACTCGGCCGGGCAGGGCTGGGCGTTCCAGACGACCATCGCCTTCGACCCCTCGGTCTCCATCAAGTCGATCCTGGACACGCTCATGAACATGGGCATGATCGACTACCGGTGGCGCGGCCGTACCCTTCAGGTCTACAACGCCGACTCCGCCCTGAAGCGCGAGAACACGGCCGTCGTATGGCGCCTCAGCGCCGGCACGACGTCGGCCCCGGAGAAGCTGGACTGGTCCCAGCTGTGCACCCACGTCCTCGTGAAGGGCGACGGCGGCCGCACCTGGACCTTCCCGAACCCTGAGGCCCCCGCTGGAATGCCTCGCACCGAGAAGGTCGTCAGCGCCGGCGGCGTTGAGCTGGAGGCCACGGCCCGGCGCGTGGCCGACCTGACCTTGAAGACCGGAGCCACGCCCGCGGCCGAGGTGAAGCGCGAGTGGGAGGCCGACGACCTCCAGTGGCTCCCCTTCGATGACTACCTCCTCGGCGACTGGATTCAGGTCGAGCGCGGCAAGGGCCTTGAGCGGATGCGCGTCACCCAAATCTCGATCTCGGTGACCGAGAACGGGCGCTGCCAGGGGCACACGACCTTCGGGACCATGCTCGACGACGTTCTGTCGCGCCTCGCCAAGCGCCAGAAGGGCGTGCTGGGGGCCGTCAACTCTGACGGTAAGAACCCCCGGCCGGAGACGCCGCAGAGCAAGTACGCGCCCGTCCCGCCTCAGGGCCTCATCGTCACCTCGGCCGCCGTCATCGGGGCTCGAGGTGACGCGGAGGCCGTCGCCACTCTCCAGTGGCAGGGGGGGGGGGGGGGGGGGGGGGGGGGGGGGGGGGGGGGGGGGGGGGGGGGGGGGGGAGGGGCGGCGGCCTCCGCCGCGTCGGGGCTCACCTCCATGGCTATGACATCTCGATCCGTGAGGTCCCCTACAAGGCCGGGCGCATGAGTACGTCCGCAGGAACGACTGCCGAGGTGGCCGAGCTGATCCCGGGCAGGCAGTACGCCTTCAGCGTGAGAGCTGTCACTCGGGAGACTACCGGCAGATGGTCCGCCGAGATCATCGAGACGATGGCTACCGACGCCACGCCCCCACCGGTCCCGCCGGCCCCGACCCTATCGCAGACTCTCGGGGTGCTGGACGTCTGGTGGCCGCTGCGCGGCGCTGGCGGTGAGGGGATGCCCGCCGACTTCGCCGGGGTAGAGGTGAGCGTCCAGTTGCCCGGACGTGCGCCAGGCGTACTGGCGACGATGCTGAACCCTATGCAGCGCACGCCGGTCGCGGGGCTGGAGATGCGCGAGTACGAGGTGCGTCTGCGGACCTACGACCGCGCCGGGAACCGCTCGGCGTGGGGCGCTCCCAGCACCATCACCCTGAAGCAGAACATCGACGCCGAGGCCATCGCCAAGTCGGTTGAGGACAAGCTCAAGGGGAGCTCGGCCCTCCAGCAGGCGGCCCGCGAGGGGACCCTCAAGGAGATGAAGCACCTCACCGAGGCGATGACCCAGGTCGCCGTCAACCTCGTCTCGTCCGGTCCCGTCCCGCCAGATAGTGGGACAATAGGTTCCAGCATGTGGATCGCACCCGACGGGCGAATCTTCGTCCTCAGAGCAGAAGGAGATAAGTGATGCAGGAGTACGTGGCTACCAAGCAGTGGCGCGACGGGTTCGGGGCGAACGAGACCCGAATCACCGCCGCCGACCTCACCCGGATCGAGGACGGCATCTCGGCCGCCACTCGCGGCGTGACCAATCTGGAGACGAAGGTGGCCGGCCAGCCTGCCGAGATTTTGAAGCAGGTCCAGGACGTAGCCGCAGGCATCCGCACCTCCTTGGAGAAGGCGATCCCGATCGGGACCATCGCCATGTTCGGGGCCGAGAAGGACCCTGAGGGGTGGATGCGCTGTGACGGGCGACTCTTGGAGCGCAATGCATACGCCAAGCTGTTCGCAGTAATTGGCACTGCCTACGGATTCAGCTCCGCCACCAACTTCCGCCTGCCCGACGTCCGGGACCGCTCGGCCGTTGGCACTGGGAACACCTACCAGGTCGGAAACAGGGGCGGCTCCAGCTCGGTCACGCTGAACGTGAACCAGATGCCTGCCCACACTCACCAGATCGGTGAGGTTGAGGACTCTGGGAGACGCTTCCAGGCGAAGAAGGCCAATCAGGACATCGGGGTAAACGAGGCCTCCGGTAACGGGTACACCTACCTGACCTCGACGGGCACTGCGACGGGCGGGCGCACACCTATCGCCATCTCGGCCGGAGGGTCGCAGCCGGTCGACGTGCGCTCCCCGTACATCGCCTTTCCCTACATCATCAAGGTTCTCTGATGGCTGGACCTGAGAACTGGAAGGACGCTCCCGAGAGCGGGCGCGGCGGGCAGTACGTCACTGCCCCAGGCTTCGCCGCGCTGGGCCAGTCCTCGCCGACCAACTCCCGCACCGCCCCTGGGTCGAAGATCGTCTGGTCTCCGAAGGGGTGGCGCTGGGAGGAGGCTGGTGACGACTACTCCAAGACAATCTCCAAGCTCACGGCAGCGACCATGGAGTCCGCCGTGCGCCGTATCCGCACCTCTATGGGCGAGGTGTCCTACATTCGAGGCACCTCAGGCACGGTGCCCCCGTTCTCAGGGCAGTCCGTCGGCGACACCTGCCGCGTACAGGACGCCCAGACCCTCGACATCGTGGCGGAGTGGCGCTGGGATGGCGCCAACTGGGAGCGCATGAAGGTTACCAGCGAGCAGATCAGCAACCTCGACGTGGGGAAGCTGACTGCGGGCTCGGCCAGCATCGCCGAGGTCACGGCCCGGAAGATCGCCTCCGACGTCGGCCGCTTCCTCGAGATCACGACCGACCAGCTCACCGTGACGGGTAACGCATCCTTCGTGAACGCTACCGCCCACCACGTGTGGACGGAGATCATCACTGCCGGTCAGGGCGAGTTCGAGCAGATCAAGGCCGGGATGCTGGCCGCGAACTCGGTAACCGCCTCCAACATTCAGGGTGGCGCTATCGATGGGCAGGTCATCACCGGCGCCACGCTCCAGTCGGAGCGGGCTAGTAACCGTGGGATCAAGATTTCCAGCGGAGGTATCCAGGTCTACGCTCAGGACGGCTGGAAGGCGATGGATATCAACGCCCAGTCTGGGGAGATTCAAATCAATGGCCGCCTTGGACGACGGGATACCTGGTCGGAGGTGTGGTTCAACAACATCGTCGCGCGCGAGAACGGTCTGGACGAGTACGAGGGGTACCGGTACGGCTGCGGCCTGTCGTTCAACTCGCTTAACGATAACTGGTGGGACGGGACAATTTCTATATCCAAGGCGTCCACTGGGGAGCCCTCCATGCGCATTCAAAGCCCATACCCGAAGAGACTAGGGAGATTGTCCCCGCACCTGACGATCGGGACCTCGGCTATCGTTATGTACACGCCCGGAGGAGGTGGGGGAAGAGACGGGTCCTCGTTCTCGTTCAACAACCTCGGGCTGAATCTTCAGGCCCAGAGTGTGTACTGGTGGATGAACGACCGAGGATTCTCGTTCGGAACTAAGGCAGATAACCAGGCGAGACTGTACGTTGGCCGCGGAGAGCTCCACATCCGCCCTATGGGTGAGAACTATCCGAGGTTCTGGGCCGACGGTAACACCACGACGATGCAGTTCGGCCCCACAAACCAGGTGTGGATATCCAATACTGGAGTGCACATCACCGGGACCAAGAACTTCTCCATGAGGGTCCCCCGGCTGTCCGCCAAGCGCGGCGGGCTGTGGCTGATGCACGCCAGCACCGAGTCTCCCTACGACGGGATCGAGTACTGGGAGAGCCTGACCCTCGACTCCGAGGGCCGCGCTCGCTGGGCCCTGCCGGACTACGTTCCTCTGATCGCATCGGCAAAGGCCCCATGGGTCGTCTTCGCCAGTGACGGTGCCCGGGCCGTGCTGGATCGCTCCAACCCTGAGGAGTGGCGCGTCGATGTCATGGGCGCTCCCGGCACGACTGTGGCCGTGCTGGTCAAGGGGGCCCGCATGATTGACCATGAGGTCGCCGAGGGCGGGGAGCCCATCATGCGAGACTATGCTCGGGAGTCCGTCTGGCACCTCCCTCCGCCGTCTCCCGTGGGCGGAAGCAGTCAGGGCGGTGAGGGCTCCCTGCCTGACGACATGTCCATGGGCGGCGGCCTGTACGGGCCCGCCACGAAACCGGAAGGATACAGCAAATGAACGACACCTCATCCGCCGCGCAGGCGGGAGAGCAGGTAGACGCCATGGCCGTCATTGGCGGCCTCACAGCCGAGGTGGCGCGCCTTACGCAGCGCGCCGTCATCGCCGAGGCCCGAGTTTCTGACCTCGAGGCCCGCCTTGAGGCATTCCGTGCAGCCCCTAAGGAGAGCAAGTGACAGTTCAGTCAGTGGCGGCGCGCATCGCCCGCCGAATCTGCGATCAGGAGAACGTCGGGTACAGCCAGCCAGACCGCCGAACCTGGTACGCCAACGCCGACTGGGAGGGGCACGTGTCCTCCCCGCAGAACGCTGACTGCTCCAGCCTTGTGTGCGGGGCCGTCTGCTATGGCCTGCACGACACCTACGGCGTCCCGTGGGGTCACGCCGCCCTACCGGAAATCAATGACCACTGGACTGGGAATATGCGTCCCGGCCTAGAGGCTCGAGGCTTCAATGAGGTTCCGTGGGCCGACTCCGACCTCGCCCCCGCAGGAGGTTTCCGTGTCGGTGACGTGATCCTTTCTGCCGCGAACGAGGGTGGCGCCGGGCACGTGGTCATCGCCGTTGAGGATGGCGGCGACCCGCTCGTATCCGAAGCCTGGATTGCTGAAGATGGGAGCATCGACGGCTACCTCGGTGACTCCACCGGCCAGGAGACCCGCACCGTCCGCTACTCCAGCCACCCACACACCCAGCGCGGCTCGTGGACGTCGTGCCACCGCTTCGACGAAGGGAAGTTCCTGTCACAGTGGCCCGAGTTCCGCAAGGGGCAGGCCACCCAGGCTAAGCCCGCGGCCGCATCTACTACCACCCCGAGCGCCCCCGCGCACGCGCACGGCATCGACATCTCTAGCCACCAGGCGGGCCTGAACGTGGCTGCCCTGTGGGCCGACTTCGTGATCGTCAAGGCCACCGAGGACGACGACTACGTGAACCCGTACATGGTCTCCCAGGCGCAGGCAACGCTCGGAGCCTCAAAGCGGCTCGGGTTCTACCACTTCGCCCGCCCCGGCGACGCGGCGGCCCAGGCCCGCTACTTCGTGTCCGCCGTCGGAGCTCTCCGGGCTAAGGCGACGCTGTGGCTCGACTGGGAGGCGAACGCGGTGCCGCAGGGGCCGGGGTGGGCGAAGACCTTCCTCGACACGGTGCGCTCCCTGACGGGCTCCACGCCGGGCATCTACATGAACGGCTCGGCCCTGGACGGCTACGACTGGTCCGCGGTCGCCTCCCAGTACCCTCTCTGGTACGCCGGCGGCCCGGACTACAGCGACTACGGACAGGCGTACAGCGACCCCGCAGTACCGAACGTCTCCTACTGGGGGCAGCCGCTCATCCACCAGTACACCGAGGACGGCCGGTTGCCCGGCTACAGCGGCACCCTGGACCTGAACCGTCTGCGCGACCGTGCTGCGTGGGATCGGATGATCGGGGGCGGGGCGTCGGCCACCGTATCTGCCGCCACGTCGGGAGAGGCTCAGCTCGCCGTGGATGGTGAGTACGGGGCCGCCACTGTCGGCCGGCTGAAGTCGGTCATGGGAGCAGTCGGCTACGAGGAGGTCTTCGCCGTCGCCAACCTGCGCCGGTTCCTGAACAAGGCCGTGCCTGCGTCCTCGACGCATCAGCTGACCGGCATGTACCGGCTCCCCGAGGACCGAGGCTGGGACGAGAGCATGGTCAAGGTCTTCCAGTACCTCGTGCTCGCTTGGAACAAGCCTGGAGTGCCGTCGGGCTGGTCCTTCAGTGACTGGGTCGACGGGGACTTCGGCGAGGCCACGGTCAAGGCGCTCCAGATGGCGCTCAACGCGTCCAAGGCCAACAGCTTCCGGCTGTGGTGAGGTCGTGACATCAACGTAACCTATTGAAGCCTCACAGACTCATAGGGATACACTAAGGGCGGGGACTCGGACGGGTCCCCGCCCTTACCTATGAAGGAGCACATGTGAAGTACGCCACCGCCACGTTCTGGGAGGGGCTGGCCGAGCGGGCCATCTCCACCTTCTCGCAGTCCCTCGTCGGCGCCTTTGGTGTCGGTACCTCGATCTTCGGTCTGGACTGGAAGGGCGCCCTCGGCATCGCCGGCGCCGCTACCATCGCCTCGGTCTTGAAGTCGTTCTCCCTGCCCGAGGAGACCGACCGCGCCGTGGCCGCCTCCGAGCTGGACGCCTACACCCCGCGCCACGCCTCCGGCCAGCCTGGTTTGGCGGGCTGAGGCAGTCGTGGCTACAGCAGGGTCGTCCCCGTCACCGATCGTCGCAGTGCTGACCTCGCCGGATGTCATCGCGGCGGGGACGGCCCTGCTGGTCGCACTCATCACCTGGCTGAAGATCACGATCAACCGCCAGCAGGAACGTCTAGAGGAGAGAATGACCCGTATGAGCGCCCACGTAGTGAGAGCTGCGAACGCTGCGGAGTCGGCTTCGGAGGGCGTGCACAACAACCACGACTCGAACCTGCGGGACGACCTCGACGCCAAGTTCGGGCAGGTCCTGGACGGCCTGGCTCGTCTGACCTCCTCGGTAGACGACCTGCGGGAGTCGGACCGACAGCATGTCGCCCGCATGGCCCGGATCGAGGACCAGATTGAGGGGGTCCGCAATGACGCCCGCACTGACAGGTCCCACCTGTACACGGAGGTCCAGTCATTGCATGATCGGATTGATAGGGTTAAGACTGATACCAATCCGTTACGGCAGGAGACCCGATGACCTCCCCCACCGCCACGATCACCGGCCGCGTCGTAGGGCCTGACGGCCTGGGGCGCCTGGGCCGGCTCACCCTCACCCCCGCCAGCCTCGGCGCCCCGCTCCCGGCCCGCGACATCGTCGCAGGTCGGGCATCGTTTCGGATCGACACTGACGGATATCTGGTAGGTCAGACGAGCCGCGAGGCGTCCGTCGCCGCGGGAAACTATGAGATAGATCTCAATATCCCGGGGGACCTGGGCGCCCACATCCACACGACTCGAACCCTGTCCGATGGTGAGACGCTCAACATCGCGGACCTTCTCACGGCCATCCCCGCGCCAATTCCGCCCGGCCCGGCACCGCGGCCCCCTCAGCCCCAACCGCAGCCGCCCAACCCTCCCCAGCCGCCTAGCCCGTCACCGGACCCAGACGCCCGCGGTGTCCGCATTGCGGGACAGCCCGGTATCCTTGAGGCTATCAATAGGTCTGAAGTCATAGACCTAGGCAATGGAGTACTCACCTGGAGGTAGGACGGCTATGGCCGATCTCACATGGTACAGCCGCGAGGGCGCCGATCAGCGCTTCCTGACGAAGAGTGAGGCCGCCTCCTTGGCCTCGAAGGAGGAGAGCGCTCAGGGCGACGCCGCCCTCGGCAGTCGGATCGACGCCGTCAAGGCCGTAGCCGAGGCGGCCCTCCCCTCGTCCACGGCCTCCTCCACCTACGCCACGAAGACCGAGGTGGAGGCCGTCAAGCAGTCCATCCCCCAGGTCCCGGCGGCCCCGGACCTGTCAGGCTACGCGACCAAGGTCGAGATGCAGGCCGCCGACACCTCGCTGGGTCAGCGCATCGACAGCGTCTCCGGAGTCGCTACCGCCGCGGCCACGAAGGCCGAGCTGGCCGGCTACGCGACGAAGTCCGAGCTGTCCCCCTACGCCACCTCGGCCGCCGTCGCCAGCACCTACGTCACTAAGGAGTCCCTGTCGGGCTACCTGACCGCCTCCGATGCCGAGAGCACCTACGCCACGAAGGCGCAGCTCGCCCAGGCCCAGCTCGGAGGAAACCAGAACGCCCCGGACCTGTCGGGACTGGCCACCAAGGCCGAGATGCGGCAGGCTGACTCAGCCCTCGGAGCCCGCATCGATCAGGTCAAGGCCGCCGCCGACGCCGCGCTGCCGTCAACTACCGCCTCCTCCACCTACGCGACGAAGAGCGAGGTCTCCTCGGCGGACTCCTCCCTAGGGACCCGCATCGACGCCGTCAAGAAGACCGCTGAGGCGGCCCTCACGCCATCGGCAGCGGCCTCCACGTACGCCACCAAGGCGGAGGTCTCCGCGGCCCGTCAGACGGCCGACGGCGCCCTCTCCAAGACGGAGGCCGCATCCAAGTACGCCGCCAAGGCGGACCTGTCGGGCTACCTCACCGCGGCGGCGGCAGAGTCCACCTACGCCACCAAGGCGCAGACGGCAGGGATGGGGGAGAGCATCCGCGCCGCCCGAGCGCTGGCAGACGCCGCCCTCCCCAAGGCCGATGCCGCTACCACCTACGCCACGAAGAGTGACCTGGCCTCCGTTCGGTCGGCGATCCCCACGGTCCCGCCGGCGCCGGACCTCGCGCCGTACCTGAAGACCGCAGACGCCGACGGCCGCTACGCTTCCAAGGCCGACCTCGCCAAGGCGCAGGCCGGCGGGAACGTGGACCTGTCTTCCTACCTCACTCGGGACGACGCCTACAGCACCTTCGTGCAGCAGCAGAACCTGGAGCGCCAGTTGGGGCAGTACGCCACCTTGGAGGCCCTGAATGCGGAGACCTTGCGCGTGGACGCGATGGCGAAGAACACCGCCCCGTTCCGACCCGGCGAGCGGTACTACTCGCCCGTAACCTATTTCTGGCCGGACTACTACCAGAAGGCCCCCAACGTCTCGAAGTGGGGCCAGATTCTCCGGTTCGCCGGCTCCCTCGGTATCGTCATCCTGAACCGCAACAGCGGCAACTGGGACACCTACGACAAGGACTTCGACACCCAGGCGAAACTGGCCCTGGCCGCCGGCGCTAAGCGCGCTGTGTTCTACGTGAAGACCCAGTACCTCGCGGCCACCCTTCCCGCCGGCGACCCCGGCCGCAACAACGTGCCGAACGTGGACAAGTACACCGAGGACTACATCTTCGGTCAGGTCGCCAAGGCCAAGTCGCAGTACGGCGACGTCTGCCAAGGCGTGTTCCTGGACGAGACGATCAACGGGTGGGGCGCTCAGGCTGGCCGCGTGCCCGCCTACAAGCGGCTCATCGACCGTATCCGCACCGCCTACGGCAAGGACTTCCTGATCGTCGTCAACTCGGGCTCGAACATCTCCGAGGAGATGTGCAAGCTCGACTTCGACGTCTGCATGATGTTCGAGAAGGACGCCTCAGCCTTCCTCGTGGAGGACCCCGGGACCCCGATCCTCCCCGACCACATGAAGGCGTACCCCTCCACCCGCTGGTGGGCCGTCGTCCACGGCGTCACCTCAGAGAACTACAAGAGTGTGTTCGACAAGGCCGACAAGCTCGGCATCGCGCACCTGTACATCACGGACGGGCAGCTGCGCGAGGACCCCCAGCGCGGCGGCCAGTGGGAGCCTGTCGGCAACCCCTACGCCAACCCGCCGTCGGATCACATTCACGAGCTCGTGGTCCCGTGGCTGAAGGGCTACCTTCCGCTGAAGCTCGAGGTGGATGAGCTCAAGACTCGCCCCAAGGTCCTCTCGCTCGGCAAGCGTGAGGCAGTACCGTCAGGCACGCCTGCAGGGACGATCATCGTCAGGAAGGACTCATAGTGGCAGACAGCATCTTCCCACCGCTCGGCTCGTGGTGGCGCAGTAGAGGTAGCCAGAACGGGGCCGGGGCGCCCCTCCCCGCGGGGGCGCCCCTCCCCGCGGGGGCCTCCACCACCCCCTACGACGGCTCCGCGATGCCCGTCGGCTCCCGTAAGTTCACCTTCGAGATCGACTACCGGGACACCTCCGAGGCCCGTCTCGACCTGCGCGTGAACTGGTTCAACGACCGCAAGGTCAAGCTCGATGGGCCCTACTCCATCGCCTCCGTCACGCTCCCGGCCAATCAGACGAAGGTGCTGGCCGACGTCGAGCTGCCGGCCAGTACGGCTCCCAGATGGCTGCCGTCGATCGCCGTCCCCGACGGATCGGGGGAGGCTGCGATCTCGTCCCTCAAGGTCTACGAGACTCCCGCCAAGCCCAACCCCGTGACCGTATGGGACGGCGCCAAAGAGGTGGCGGTCACCCTGACCGTGTGGGACGGTGCCAAAGAGGTGCCGGCAAGTATCGAGTTCCAGGCGTAAGGAGACGCATGTCGGAAGAGAAGTCGAGCCAGTGCCTGCCGTCGCAGGTGACCATCAACATCGGCACGTCGGGGGTGAAGATCAACGACGACGGCCAGCCCTCGGCACCGGCCGTGGACCTGACGAAGTACGTCACCCGCGAGGCCGCCGACTCGCTCTACGCGCCCCGGACTCAGGTGGAGGCCCTGTCGTCCGTCGCCACCGCCGCCCAGGCCACGGCCGACGGCGCCAAGGCGCTGGCCGGCAAGGCGCTGACGAAGGAGGCCGCTGACGCCACGTACACGGCGAAGACTCAGACGGCCGCCATGGGCGACTCGATCAGAGCGGCTCGGGCCGGGGCGGGTGGGGGTAAGGACGGCGCCGGCGCCGGCCTGACGAAGGCTGCCGCCGACGAGGCGTACGCCGCTAAGGCTCAGGTGTCCGCGATGGGTGACTCCATCCGGGCCACACGCTCCGCGGCCGAGCAGACGAAGGCCGACGGCGAGGCCACGAAGCGCATCGCCGAGCACGCCGAGGAGCTGACGCAGGCCCTCGCCAAGAACCTAGCCGTCTTCCCGCGCGTGCTGCGCCTCGACAAGGATCAGGCCGTCCCTGCCGACACCCCGCTCGGGACGATCATCGTCCGCACGGAGCGCGCCATCTCGCACGCTGACGACCTCTTCCCGCCGATCGGGGAGTGGCCGAAGATCAGCGCCGCAGAGACTGGCGACGGCGTGCGCCTGGACTTCCAGCACCCCGCCCTCGTGCCGGGCCTGGACCAGCTGAAGTCGTCGGAGGGGAAGTGGGAGATGACCATGATCTACTCCTTCCCCGGAGGCAACTTCGGCGAGGAGGAGGCTCAGGTCAATCTGTGGACGGCTCGCCGCTATCAGGAGGAGGGACACCCGGCTCAGGTCGATCAGGGCTCGAAGATCGACACCTTGACCGTGAAGAAGGGCGACCACCTCACGCTGAAGCTCGACATCGAGCCCAAGAAGGTGGACGAGAAGCTAGGCGACGTGTGGGGTATCTGGATGGACGCCCCGATCACGGCCCTATACGTCCACGACATCGTGATCCGTCGAGTCGCGTGA